TCATAATCTGTGCCTAAAGATACTGTTCCTGCTGAACCAGAACTTGGCTGAATAAATATCATTACACCAGTTTGCCCTACATTTGATGCTTCTGTAGTTGGATTAGCTAAAGTATTAGCACCAGAACCAAGCGTAAGGATAAAATTCTGATTTGTGTCTAGATCGAGCGTCTTGCTTGAAGATATTGTAGCTGTTTCTGTTGATGGTATTTGTGCTTTTGTGAAAGTTTGTGTTGCATCTGAAACTATATTGGTTGTTGTATCAGCACTCTGATCAAAACCCATAATAGTTATATATGCATCATTATCTTCATTCCTAAACTTTAAAAGATTGTTTGTTTGATCATAAAAAAAGCTGTTTGCATAATTATTAGCTGGTGTTGATGTTCCACTTTGACAAGTATAAATCGCTTCTAAAATTTCATTTAAATCTCCTCTAAAAGCAGGAAATCCTTGATTTGCAACTGACAAATCACCATTTGAACTAACTTGACTCATATTTTACCTTTCTAACTTGCTATTTCACCAAAACCTTTTGCTACATAATCAAACCTTCTACCTACACCATTACCAGCACTATTTTTAAATTGTATAGTAAAACCTGTAGCACTTTCATTAGTTATAACATAAAAATCACCAGTTGTTAAGTTAGATGAACTTATTCCAATACCTTGAACATCTTTAAAACTTGGTGAATATGTAATTGCTTTTGTACCTGTTGAATTAGAATAACTTTCATAGGTTGGTAAAGTTGATGATTGTTGTACTTGTGCACCCCATAAATAAACACTTCCGGCATTCTCTAAATCATATTGATCTGGATATATATAAAAAACTGAAGTTGTTGTAAAAGTTACAGTTCCTATAATTGAACATCTATACCAACCATCTGTGCCAATTGCTGAAATAGAAGCTGTAACATTACTTGCACCACCTACAGAAGTTACCAAAGAAGAAGTTCCATTGCTTAAATTAAATACAGCCCTAAAGTATTGTGATAAATCTGCTTTTCCATATAATAAAGTAACAGTATTATTTGTATTTGCTTTTGCATAACATGAAACAGTGTATGTGCCTGCATCAGTATGAAAGGCATATTTGTAAACTGCTCTAAAACTTACATTTGTTTTTGCTACTAAATCTGCTGTAACTTGACCATTTATAGGATTAGCAATTTGGTCTGCTGTAACTGTAATATTTACACCACTACCATTATTAGACCAACTATTAAATTCTTCAGAGTTTGGAACTTGATTACCCCAACTTGCTATATTTCCTTCAGCATGAGTTCTATCTGGCATATCTATTTCTACTGATAAAGCTGATATTTGATGTGTTGCTTCTGGATCTGTACTTGTCATGTTAACTTTAAATTTTAAACCTCTTGCTTTATAATCACCAACATAAAATTTTCTAAACTCAGTATATGTTGGAAGTGTTGCTGTTATTAATTGATTTTGATATTGTCTTAATCCACCAGAGAAACCATATTTCCACCCTACATTTGGTTCACTTCCTCTTATAAAGATATAATTAGTACCATTGGCAGTAATAAATCCACCAAAATCACCACCTGCATAACTACCACTATAACTTGCAGTAGTTGAACTACCCACTAAAACATCATCTACAAATATTCTGCCAGTTCCAGAAAGATTCACTTCTACTACCAATGTATGTAATTGTCCATCAGTAGGTAAATCTGTTTTTGGTACATCTACAATTACTTTACTATTACTTGGAGTATCATTAGCACCATCGCCAAAAGCCAATCTAAAAGTATCAGTATCGTGAAAACCAACTGTTAAACCCCTACCACTTGCTCCAACTTCAATTACAGTACAAGCAACATCAACAACTCTAGGAAATACAACTTCACAAGCAAAAACAACATTTTGACTTATTGAAAAATTAGAATTAGCAAGACTTGTATTTGCTGATAACGTGCTTGTTAAGGTTAAACCACTTTCAACAGTAATAGTTGGATTATCTTCAGTAGTTGCAACAAGTAATTCAGCATTAGTATCATCAAATGCTTGAGCATCTCCATCAAATAAACCAGATCTATCGTCAAAATTACCTATTACATCATCAAATAAGTTAACATAATCAGTTCTAACTACATTTGTTGTAGCTGTAACACGACTTGTATAAATAGCACCTAAATCTATTGCATTATCAAATTCATAAGATCCACTTGATTGAATAGTTCCACCACCACCATCAAATAGACCAGTTCCATCATCAAAATTACCTGTTTTAGAATCAAATACTAAACTAGTATCTAATTGTAATTTATTATCTACAACAACCATATTTGTTCTAGTTCCACTAAAAGAAGGATGTTGTGTAGATGTAGCAACTGCATTTAAGCCTTTAATGTCCTCTATTATAGCTACTTTAGAAGTAGCATTAGTTGAAGCATTACCTAATTTATCAACTGCTTTTATAAAATAAGTTCCTGTCATTGCCGGTGCAATAGCTGTATTTGCGGGTCTTGATACTTTAGTTAAAAGATCTATTGAATTAGCATAAGTACCACCAGTTGTTTCTCTACAATGTCTGATTCTATAATGAGATAAATCTAAATCAGTTACAGGTGTCCAAGATAAATGTGCTTCAGTATTTACAATATTAACACTAAAATTAGTTACATCTTGAGGTGGTGCAGTTTTACCTACTATTTGGTGTTGTGTTGTTGTAAAAGAAGATCCACTAATTCTAGTAATTGATCTTGCTCTAACATCATAAATTGCATCATCTTCTACATTAACTAATTCAAAACGATTGCCAGAAGCTTTTCCCAAGTTAATATAATTAGTATCAGTTGTTTTTTTAGCTTGTACTTCAAAATCAGTTACAAATTCATCATTTACAGTTAAATCAACTATTAAAACACTTATTGCTTCTTCATTTAATGCTCTTAATTCATCTGATACTGCCATAACAGGTTGTGCAACATCAAAAGGATTAGTTAAAGTTGTATTGTCTTGCTGAAAAGCTTTTTCATCTACAAGAGGTGTCCAATCATAAACTTGTTCATTTATTTCTCTAAGTGTTAAATCAACACCAATAACAGGATTACCACCATCATCATTTTGTATTGCTAATCCCCATTCAGCTATTTCAAAAGGTTTTAAGCCAAAACCAAATCTATTATTATTGACTTGTACCACATCACCAACATCTAATTGAAAAGCTTTTAAAGAACAAAACATTGTCATTGTTACTTTTTGTCTATTTCTAAATAAAGCAATTTTAGATAATCTTTGTGCCATACTTTGAGAAGTTGTAAATGGTAAATCTAGATCTAGAAACTTTCTATCACCACCATCTTCAGTTTCAAAAGTAGAAGAAGTAAAAGCTGGATAATCAGCGGCAATAAAATTATTTGTAGGTGATGTAAAAATTCCTTTAACAGCATTATAATTATCTCTTTGGGATCTAGCTGTTTGTAATCCTATAGCACCTCTTACATCACTATCATCTAATGTAACAGTTGGAGAAACATATTTAGCCGCTTTTACTTTGAATTTTCCATTACTATAAACAACAATACCACCCATTGAAGTAAGCAAATTCTCTAAAGTTTGTTTTGGTGTTGAATTACTTTCAAAAGTTCCATTAAGAGTATATTTATTTTCAGTTCCACCTTCTCGAAGTGAGATACTTTCTTCACAAATATTTGCCACAGTTGTAAAAGATGTATCATCTATTTCATCTGAACTAGCACCAAATCCATACTTACTATCAGTTAAATAATCTCTTATACATAATGAAGGATTTGTAGAATAAGCTGTATTAGTTGTTCTAGGATCATATACTTTTTTCCCTTGAACTATTGCAGATATATTAGGCAATCCATTAGGAAAAGCATCTGCATCAAATTTTAGTCTTACATAAATATAAGCTATACCACTTAACTTATGATCATTAGTCCATTTACCATCTGATTCAGATACTAGATCACTATCAGCACTTTGATCATCAGTTCCTAAATGCTTTTTTATCCTAATTAAATTAGCATATTGACTAGGTGCAGTAGCATTTCCACTACCATCTAAAGTCAAAGCTTGATCATTGACATATAATGTACCAATTTGATTAACTTCATGTGTGGCAAGTAAAACAACTATATGTAAATATTGATTATTATCAGTTGTTTCAGCAAATCCCATTACTCCAGAAACTCTTGTTTCACCATAAATTATTCTTCTTGGTACAGTTGGTTGTTTAATTAATTGTGTTCTTTGTTGTGATTGACTAGTAAAATCACTAAATGAAGGCAATTTAGGTTTAGGTGTTAATGTTTGTAGAGCGGCAGTTGCAACAGCAGTTATAGCATATGCTTTAGCAAATAAAACTAAACTACTTCCACCAGTTGCAGGAGCTAAAGCTACAGCGGCGATTGCTGATACAAGTGTTGCCGGGTTTGTTAATGCTCTAGTTAAGTTTTTAAAAAAACCCATTATCTACCCCATACAATTTCTTTATCTTGTAAATCAGCTATAAATTCTAATCCTTTATCATTAGGAAAATCTATTTTTTGATCTTCAGATGTGTATCTTCTTTCTCTTGTTCTATCTAAATCTATTAATCTACTTTCTGCTGAAACACTTATAGTACAGGTTTGACCACCATCATCTATATTCATTAAATCCATTCTACCACTAAATAAAAGATATGGATCTGATACAACAGCATTTGAACTATCTAATACTCCTAGAAAAACCTTACAAGATCTACCTTGATATGTTTCATTTAAAGCACTTGCAATTAAATCTGAAGGTATTCCAGATAAAGTTATTGTAAGATTATTAGCTTGTACTTCAGCATTTTCTATAACATTTGATACATTTAAAAAATCTCCACCACCTATATAAGTAGTTCCACCAAATGTTAGGTTACCATAACCAGTCCAAGCAACAAAATTGCCACCATCAAAAGCCAAATCAATCGCCACAAAAGGAGAAACACTATTGCTTTCAAATATTGTATTAACTGCACTTGTTACACTCCTACTCATATTGATTCTATCGCTCCAAATGTCATAGAATAAAAACTATCTTGACTAATAGACCATTGATGTTCTGGTGTATTAAGTCTAAATAATCCTTTAGCATCTGAAACTACAACTGTAGCACCATCTGAAGGAGATGATCTTAGATCTGGATATATTGTTAATGCTACTTCACCAGAACTATTAGAATTAGCATCATCTAGAACTTTGTATAATCTAGATGTTAACCCAGTACCTAATTGAATATAATCACCAGCTTTTAGATAACCTGTTTGACTTGTAGGAACTCCATCTATATTTAAAGTATCTCCAGTTTGACTTGCTCCATTAACAACTGGTGTTCCTGCTGAACTAGAAGCTGTTCCTCTTGGTACTGAAGCATTTGGATCACCTAATAAGAATGTTCCAAATTGTCCATATAACTTTAGAAAAAAAGTATTCCATTGTTCAGCATCCTCTCTTTTCATTGGTGCTAAAGTTACATCAGCTTCAAATCTCTCACCTTGATTTCTAAATACTTGAGTTTCATAAGTAAAAGGTGATGTTGTTATTCCTGTAGAACTTCTAGCAATAAAATTTACTGAAGCTATTCCAGATACACTAGGTAAAGATAAAGGATATGTTATAGCCATAATTTAAACTCCAAATGCAGAAGAAAATGCTCCACCTCTCCTCTTAGCATCTAAAACAGCACTTTTAGCCGCTTCTGATATTTGAGGAAGCATATTTAATACTTCTGTTCTAACTGTTTGAGATACTCCAGTTGATAGATTTATTGTTTGATTAACTACTACTGGACTACCATTACCACCTAATTTATCATTTGGTACTATTGCACCACTTCTATTAGGAACAAATAATTCTGCACCTTTTTCACCTACTATATAAGGTCTGCCAGATGTAACATTTCCACCTTTTGCCATAAAGGTAGGTACTGTTGTGGCATTACTTGTAGGTGTCAAAAAAGATTGTATCCCAGCAAATAAAGGTTCAGTAATTGATTTTCTTATTTGCATCCTTATTAAATCTTCAATAATTGAATTAGCCATATCTCTAAAAGCATCTGAAACTGATTTTGTACCTTTAATTAATCCAACTAAACCATCTTCCATTGAAGATAATCCTCTACTAGCAACATTTTCTAATTCATTATCTAATTTTTTTGTTTCTTGATTTAATTCAACTGTTTCAAATTTAAATTGTTGAAAAGAATTTGTAGCACCATTTAACCTTTTTGTTAAATTAGCCATTATTTTATCTTGTTGTGATGTTTTTTCATTTTGTTTTTTTGTATTTTCAACAATTAAACTTACATGACCATTCATATCCATAAATGCTTTTCCAGCATTTTCAATATTAAATGTAATTCTCTCTATTTGCTTTTCAAATGCTTCACCAAAAGTAAATTTATTCATCTCAATACCGGCTTTTTTTGCAAGATCAACTATACCATTTAAAAAACCTCTTACTGCTGAAGATACTCCTGCAAGTCCTCTCATTATATTTACTGTTAAAAATTGTGATAATTTAGCTAATTTTGGCAAAACATTAGCTGTTATTTGTTGCCCAATACTTGAAAAAGTCCTACCTAATTTATCAAATAGATCATTAGCTTCTTCAACTGCTTTAGCTTGTTCTTGAGTAAGTGTAATTGTAACAGCATTAAATTCATCACCTAATTGTTTAAGGTTTTTTGATCCTTGCTGTAAAGTATTGACTAAATTAACACCACTTCTACCAAATAAATCAAATGCAACTCTAACCCTATCTGCTGGATTTTCTATTTGTGTTAAAGCATCTGAAACTTCATCTAAAAGCTGTCTTGTAGGTTTTATATTATCAGAAGCATCAGTTATTTTTACTCCAAGCATCTCAAATGCTCTTAAACCAGTTCCAATTCCAGTATTTGCTTCTGATACTGCCCTTGAGAATCTAGTTAATCCTTTTTCTAATTCTTCAGAACTAGCACCAGTTTGACTAGCGGCAAATTGTAATGATTGAATTTGATTTACTGTAAGACCTAATCTAGCTGAAGATTTTGCTAATTCATCAATACTTTTTGCAAAACCTTTTAAAGCTACACCACTACCTAAAGCGGCTAATCCACCTTTTAAACTAAAAACTGCTTTACTAACTCTCTTTAATCCACCTTGAACAGAATTAAAAGCTTGTTGTGTTTTATTTAAAGCTGTAATTCTAATTTTTAGATTTGGATCTGCCATCTTCTACTATCCTAAAGTAACCATACCATTCATTTATTTCAGATAAAGTTAAATGATCAACCTCATCTATTGTTTTGTGTAAGCGATCAGCCAAAGCATATAGGTTCAACTTTAGTTGATCGCATTTTAGTTTTTTTCAGCTTCCTCAACACTAGTAACTTCTCCAATAATACTAGCACCTATATTACTAAGTTTTATTGGATCAAAACCTCTAATAATAGGTTTATCAGCTACAGTAAAAGCTTTTTCTCCATCTTCAGTTTCAAGTTTTCTTATAATAAGATCTATTACACCTTCTAAAGTCATCTCATTTAGAAAGTTTTTATACTTGTTTTGAAGATCAATAATATCTCTAGCAGTTAAAGGTTTTGAATATAGAACTAGAGGATCACCATTTTCACCCCAACCTTCTATCTCAATAACTTTTCTTTCTTTAACTGTTCTAGAAGCAATTTCTTTTGCTAAAGACATAAATCACCTTAAACAGTAGTTTTAGTTAAACCACCAGATCCTTGAAAGCTTATTTCTGCTTCAACAATACCATCAAAAGATGAATTTACATTAAATGCAGTAACAAAAGCAGTTCCACTATAATAAGTATCACCACTTGTATTGCCTTCTGGATAAACTTCTAATGTAATACTAGAACCAACTGAACAAGCTACTTGCCCAGAATCTGTTTCATCCCAATTTACTGAAGCACTTCCATCAAATTGCTTTAATCCTAAAAGGTATGATCTTGCACTATCACCCATTTTAGTTTTCTCGATTGTATCAGCAGTTTCATTAATACTGAAACTTTTGATTTCTCCTAGAGTATCAGAACCAATTTTAATAGTTCCCTCTGATCCTGCGTGTGTAGCCATAATTTATCTCCTTCTAAATAGCAGTTTCCACATCATTTTCTTTAGCACGATAAAGTGCTTCTATAGTAAATCTTCCTATAGCAATAGGCTGTTCACCTTCTCCACTATATTCAGATTCAAAGGATGTTATTTTGCTATCTTTAACAAGATTATTCAAAGTAACATCACCCGCTAAAGCTTCTTCAACTTCAACAGATATATCATCTAATGTATTATCATAATCAGCAGTAGCTTTTACATATGCTTCTACACCAATCTCTAGTATCCTTGTAGTGCTTCTAGGAACAGTTATTGTATCATAATCAGTTGTTTCACTCTTTGTAAAGATACATAAACCCGGAAGATCATTACTTTCTAATGGATAAATTCTTGATCTGAATACTCTTGATCCAGTAGTAGTTAATCCTGTTAAATCAGTTACTACTCTATCTCTTATCTGTTCTCTTAGATGTGCCACTAAACAACCTCTAATAAAAGATTAGTCATCCCTGTTCCATCATCTTGAACTACTCTTATTTTATAAGCTACTGAATTTATTGTAATATCATCTCCTTCAGTTGCACTTGATACATCTGCTGTTCTGCACATAAATCTAGGCTGTTGAACTGAAACACCTACTGTGCCAGTTGCATCAACTTCAATATGTTCATTATCAAAAATGCCTTTAATATCAACTGCTGAACCACCTTGAACAGTATAACTAGCTGTAGATCCAAAATCATCTACATCTAAAAATATTAATCTATCATCAGCAGTTTCTACAGCCATTATTCACCTTCTGGAGTTTTTAATTCTTTTATTGCTTTATTACTTAATTTTTTTGTTTTCTTTTGAGTGTTTTTTTCAGCATAACCTCTAGCTATTAGTTTCTCAGCAACTCTATCATCAAGTTCTACTACAGTACCTTTATGAAGGTTACCACCAGTTCCTACATAGCATTTTTCTAAAATTTTAACTTCCATAATAAACCTTTATAAAATGGGGAGCAGTTTAATCTACTCCCCTAATTACCTAACTAGGCTGTTGATACCTCATTAGTGATTGCAAAAGATACTGCATTTCTAACTGCAACATCAACTTCTTGATGTACATTTATTCTTACAGTTCCAGCTTTACCACCAGAATAAGGATCTACTAAGATTGATGGCGCTCCAAATAAGCCAATTAATAACTGACTAAAATCACCAAAAATCATTGCACTAGCATCTGTTCCACCATCACCCGGATTTAGGTTTGATGGCACATTTGTTGAAAATGCTATTGGATAACCATATATGCTATTCCAAGGATCATTTAACAACATAACACTATCAGTTGAAGCAACTCTTGATGTATTTGCTAACTTACTCTTTACCTTTGCATTTGTAAGGTAACCTAATGCATTAGCATTTACTACACCATTATCTTCCTCAACAAGCTTTGCAAGATCTGTTATATCTGCCCAAGTTAAAGCGGCTACATCTGTACCTGCTGATATATCTAAATCATTAACACCAGATGTTTGTAAAATGCCTGTTGGATTTCCAGATGATCCACTACCATTGATAGCAGCTAATTCAATAGCATCTGCTACTGATCTTAGTAAGTCATCTTGAACAACTTGCTCAATTGCTGGGACACTTTCCATCATAAGTAGTCTAGAAATTTCTGCAAAAGCACCTAATGTTCTTGGTTGTAATGTAACACCATCATCAGCTTGAGATTGATCAGATACATCACCTGCTTCTTCAACAAATCCAGCAGTTGCACCAGTTGATATTTTAGGCATTCTTATGCGATTTGTTAAACCAGAAATATAAGTTGTTCCTAAACCAGATAGAACTTGTCTTGCTCTTAGTGCTTCAATAAACATATCTGGTCTTTGAATTGTTGGTACAAAGTTATCTGTTACAGCTTCACCAGATATAGCACCTGTTGCGGCTGTTGTCATAACTCCAGATCTTTGACCCCAAGCAAAACCCGGAACATAAAAACCATTTGGTTGTTTTCCTGTTCTACTTGCAATTTCATCAGAAAGTTCATGTTCATAACTTGCTTCTGATCTTTTACCAGTAATCTGAGATCTAATCATTCTACCTAAAGAATACTCTCTTTTCTCTTTTAGTGGAGCATCAATAAGATCTGCTGGTGTTTCTAGTGGTTTATCATTGCCAATAGCATCTAATAACTCACCTCTAAATGCTTCAATAGAAATACCTCTACCTAAAGCATCTTCACCTAGATCAGCCTTATTGTGCTTTCTTGCCAAAGTCATAATGTCTTTAGCATTTCTTGACGCAACTTTTTGAGCATCAGCTTCAATTTTTGCCACATCAATTTCATTTTTTTCAGACATAATATTATCTCCTTTAATCTGAATGGTTGATTTTAATGTTTCAGAAGTTGATCTGCCCACACCCACCATATTTGACTGATCTGCTGGAATGCTAACAATACTTACTTCCATTGGTGTACTCTTAATTCTAACAATGTTATCATCATCATCATCTTCAGTACGATCTATTTTGCCATCTACACGATAGCCTACAGAGATATTTTGTCTTATACCATCTGTAACATCATTGAACACTTCAGAAGCTTGTTCACCTTTTCCAAAGCGAACTAATGCACGTAATCTACCTGCATCTTCATCAAGTTCTACTGATTCCACAACTCCAATTTGCTTTTCTAGATCATGATCTAGTAACAAAGGTGCTCTACCAGAGTTTAAAAATTTTAAATCCATATGTTCAGCTTTATGGGACATTACTTCCATCCCAAAATCTCTTTTAACTGGTTCTTCAGATGATACACCAACTCTAACTGTTCTGTTCATCTCATCTACAACCTCTTTATCAAAATGATAAGATCTAAAAGCTAAATCATCTTTTGAATATTGCTTTCTTTCCTTCATGCCTTCGTCATGATCTCCTATCTTTTCTTCTTCATGATCTGCTTTATCTTCTTCATCTTCTTCGTGTCCACCACTTGTTTCCATTTCTTCTTCTTCATGATGTTTGGCAAAAGTGATTGTATACTTATCATCATCCTCTTGCACATCCACGATATGTCTTTTATCCATTTGATTATCCATTCTTGAATCTCCCTCATTTGAAGTTTCATTATCTTTCTCCACAAATTTAGCATAAAAATCTTCATTAGTTAATAGTTCACTTTTTTGTTCTGTTTCAGTTTTCATAGGATGTCCTTCTGGTAATAAATCTGTATCATGTTTCCCACTTCTATATCTTCCATTTCTTACAGCATATAAGAAACTGTTAACTCTTGCCATTGCCCATTGTTCTTCAGAACTTACATTAGGTCTAACTGATTGAGGATTGGTATTATATGCACCTACTCCCCTTTTATAAACTTTTGCTAACATACCTAAAGTAACTTTTTTAGATTTAGCTGATCCGTGTTCTTCATTGTGTTCTTTAACTTTATTTTCTAAAGCAGTAATTGTTTTATCTGGAAATTCATCCTCTATTGCTCTAGTTTCACCTTCATCAATCTTATCAAGTTGTGCATCTTTACCTCTTGCCCAAGATTGACCCGCATCACCACCCCATAATGCCCAAGCAATGCGACCTGCTGAAGGATACCCATCTTCACCTACATCAAATCCTTCACCCTCTTTATCAACTTCATGTCTACTAAAATAAGAATGCATCCTTCGTACTGTTCTTGGTGATAGTTCTTGTTTGTTTACTAATTGTCTTGCTCTAGCTACACCAACAGCAGTTCCACCTCTACCAAACTCTTTTCTCCAATCTAATCCTTTTTGTGCTTCTTCTTTCATTCCATCAGTAGGAATTAGATTTATTTCTTCTCCTTTATACTTCGCCATCATCATCCCCTTGTGTTATTTCAGCTTCTACAGGGAACTTTTGTCCAAATGGTTCAAAAGCCATACTTAATCCGTTTTGTGTTGCTATTTGCTTATCTTTTGCAATCTGTGAGAATGTTTCTTCTACATCTCTACCATAATGAGCCGCAACATCTTGATGTGATAGTATTCCATTTTGTAAACCTACAACAGAAGCATTTATTTCTTTCAATGGATCTATCCAATTCCATCCACGACCTCTGAAAACAACATTATCATTAAATTTATCATATTTGCTTGATGGTAATGGTATAGATCCAAAGTCCATAGATGATATGAGCCAATTTTGAAAAATTGGTTCTACAAAGTGCTGAATTAAGAATTGTTGCAATGCTCTATAATGATCTCTCTCATCTAATGCACCTTGCCTAATAGATGAGTAATTAACAGACGTTAGATCACTACTGAGAGCCGCATAAGATACATTTAGTCCACTAGCTATACCTTTTAAAATAGCACCCTCAAACTCTCCAAAAGAGGTATTTGGTCTATCTGGATCAAACATCTTAATATCATATCCGGCAGGTAATTGATGAAAAGAACCCGGTTCAACATCTATAATTGGCTGAAAGTTTTCATGTAAATCATCACCCATATAATCATCTGAATGAGGTGTTGTAAGCATTCCCATTTTAGAAGCTGATATTCTAGCCGCAATTATTTCTGCTTCTCTATATGCACCTAACATTTTTAAACTAGATATTACTGAAGCCATAAATGGTTCACCTCTAGTCTGATAAGTCCTAGAAGGCATAAAAACATGAATCATTTCTTCTGCTGGAACTCTTATATGCTTTTGTGCTACTTGTCTTGAATAATGTTTATCTCCCGGATGTGTTGTAAGTACATGATAAGCTACTGGTTTATGAAATTTATCTAATTCAACTCCCATTCTAATTTGATTACCATTTGAAAGTAGTTCATTCTTCTTTTCATCAATCATATCTGGTTCTATAAGCTGAATAGCAAAATTATCTTTATATCTTCTACCAGAAAGCTTTTTTACAAATACTTCACCATCTCTAACTAAAGTTTCAATGGCATATTTCTGACAATCCAACCAAGATAACCTTCCATCTACTGTAGGATTTCCTAATCTTCCCCAAGACTTAAAAGCATTTTCTATAATTGTATTGCCCGGAGCATCTAAAGTTCCATCATCATTTGTTGCCTTAACTTGTAAATGAAAACCTTTATCACCAACTATATTTGTTTTCATTAAGTTAACATATCTTCTAGCAAACTCATTATCTCTAACAAGTTCTCTTGATCTGTTTCTTAATACTTCTAAATTATATCTAAGCTGACTATCTGCACTAAATGATGATTGAATAAAATCACTAAATAATCT